TTAGAATTATCTGAGTCTTTTAGTGTAAGTTTTCCTTGATCACGAATTCGTACATTTGCCATATCATTAGTTTTGGTATTTGTATCTGATTATAACGACACCTGATCCGCCTGCACCACTAGGATTTTTAACACCACCAGCAGTTTGACCGCCACCACCGCCACCACCGCCTGTGTTAGCTGTTCCAGCAGGACCAGAAGTGCCAGGACCTTCACCACCACCGTTTGCACCACCGCCATAACCGCCTGTGCCTCCGCCACCAGCAGAACCGCCACCACCAGCACCTCCTCCTGAAAAATATCTTAAAGGACCACTTGGTCCAGGAGTTCCTGCAGCAGGATTAATAGATGTTCCTCCTCCATTACCACCAGGTCCTCCGTTTCTACTTGGACTATCACTTCCTGTACTTGTAGCACCACCACCGCCAGCGCCTGAAAGACTTAAAGGGTCTGTTTCTGGTGAACCATTATTTCCTTGAGATGGACTTACAGGAGGTGTATTACCCGTGCCACCTGAACTGGAAGGAGCACCAGCGCCACCGCCAGATCCACCATTTCCACCAGCGCCAGAAGCATTTGATCCGCCTTCTCCGCCACCTGCGGATGTAACAGAAGAAAAAATTGAATTTGATCCAACGGCACCTCTACTTCCAGATGGAGCACCAGCGCCACCAGCGCCAACTGTTATAGGATAACCTTGTGCAGAAACAGAAAGACCACCAGTTGCTGGATTTGGAAAAGATTCTCTAAAACCTCCTGCACCTCCACCGCCACCTGAAGAGCCTCCTGAAGCACCGCCAGCTACTACTAAATAATCTACTGTAGTTGAACCTGCAGCGTTACCAACACTTGAAACAGTAAATGTTCCGCTTGAATTAAAAGTATGAATTTTAAAATCACCAGATGTTGTTTCTGTTCCACCACTTGCTGAAATATATAAAGCTTGTGTACCACCTTGATCTGCAACACTTGTGACTACCCAACCTTGAGTTGCATCTACATAAATTATTTGTAAAGCTTCTCTGTCTCTAGAAAAAATTGCATCGTCAGTAGATGCTTGTATTTTTTCTGAACCATTTGCAGATACAGTACAATTATTTGAATCCCATGTACCTGCGTAATCTAATAAACCTATTTGTGCTCCTGCACTTCCTGCTGGAAGATTAACTGTAATAGCTCCTCCAGTAGTATTAACAAAATATCCTTTGCCTGCTACAGCAGTAAAAGTAGAAGTTTTTATATCACCTGTCTGCCAATCAACAGCGCCAAAACCATCAGCTGTTCCATTGTTTTGTAATGTTACGCCAGACGGGACCGTAAAGGTATCACCTGAATCCCCTAGGGTGAAAGAGGTTCCCGACGCTGGAGAAATTTTATTAACTTTTACTTCTGAAGCCATTATATTATTACCAAGTTACCTGTTATTGTTTGCGTCCCTGTAATTGTTACAGGTCCTGCTAAAACTCCTGAGTCTATTGTTTGATCATCACTTAAAGTAGAATTGTGTGTTGTTACATATGCCGTTGCATCCATGCTAGGAGAAGGTGCACGTTTTGCTGGATATGTACAAAATACATCTTTCGTACCTGCTGAAAAATTTACAGCAGCATCACTGTTTGTACTTTCAAGAATCGTTGTTCTAGATAATGTATCAGGTGTTGCATCAGTTACTGTGCCAATACCAATTTCATACTCTGTGCCAGATTGAGCTACAATAGCATAATACGTTGTATTGGTCGTACCAATCCCCGCAACAAAAGTTTGAAATCCACCACTTGCTCCCGCAAGGTTTATGGTTCCAGTTCCTGTTGTTGTCGTGGTTTCCTTAACACGATCATTGATAATCAATGCCATGTTAAATCCTTACGATAATCTCAGTATAGCTGTACTTGTGCCTGGTGCTGGAAATTGAACAGTAAATGTACCGTTGGTTGCTGTAAAGTCAGAACCAAAAGCTAAAATACAAACTGCATCCGTTGTTCCCGAACCGCCATCAGTAGTTGTGTTGTAAATCATTGCTCCATTAGCTGTAAAACTTGCAGATGTCCACTGAGGGTCATTTGAAAAATCTACATATGCTGTTGATGCTGATGTACCACCTGTAACCGATTGACCAGTTAAAGCAAGACCTCCTGCTGAATAAGCAGAGCCAGACGTATTTGTAATTTCATTACTTGTTGAATAATCTTCTGTAGATGCTCCTAAACTTGCACTTGATGTAAACAATGCAATTTTAAAAGTACTACCACCACTTGCAAAATCATGAAATCCTTTTAACAGATCTCTTTTAAATGTGTTGCAAACTGCTTGTGCTATTGCCATTTTTTTCTCCTATGGGTTTTGAGACTGCAAAGGAACTCGAATAACACCATCTTGATATTCATCCCTTCTTCGTCTACCTTGTTGTTCAATTTGCAAGCGTTCTAAAGCTTGTTGGTAACTTTTATCATATTGTGCAAGCAAGTCATAGGGTCCTTTGAGGTATTTAAACGCCTCTACTAAACAGCCATACAACAAAACTTGTGGCGCATTTACACTAACCCAACTTGTTGTGTTAGTTGCGGAAAGCCCTGTTTCATTACGATTCAAAGCTAATTCTATATTATAAGCGACATCGGGAGTTGGCGCAACATATAATGTGTTTTGATCCCACATAGCATAATATCTTGGTTTTGCTACTTGTGTTCTATTTGGCCAATATTCTGTCATGTAACTAATATCTTTTTGTATTAAATAACTTCTAATATTAGCTTCTGTCCCTGCAGTTGCATATATGGATGCAGTACGAACAAAAGACATTGTACTGGGTGTGTCTCCTGGTAATACAATAAATTCGTTTCCTATACTTAAAGTTGTAAATTGATAAGATCTAAAACAATCTAAATCTATTTCTCTAAATATACGAAGTTCGGCTTGTAAAATAAAATCATTAACTACAGTATCTGTTAAAACATCAGAAGATGTTTCTGTATATTGTCTAATTTGTGTTTGTAATTCTGCAAAAGTTGTCATGATATTGCCACCGTTACTATTCCTAATTGTGTATTCATTATAGTATCTTGATTAGCTTGTGAACTACCACTTAATGGTTGCATTGTTCTTACTTGCACTGTTTCCATAGCTCCTGGTGCAGGTATAGGATTAAATTGTTGTATTGTTTGTAAAACTGTTTGAAAACTATTAGCTCCAATTGCAGGAGAAACACCATTAGATCCGCCTTGACTCATAATCGTTGAAGTTAGTTCATCATTTATATAGATACCTCCAAGAGGTATGGTAACACTAACTACTTGTGGTTTAGCATGAGATAAAGATTGTGCATCTGTTGGATGATTGGTTGGATTTAATAAAGGTGATTTAGGTTCGTACTCTGATCTATGTACCCAAGCACCTGTCCACTCTTGTACCATTTCATTATATGGATAAGCTTGTCCATCTCTATCTGAAATACGTAAAGCAAATTTTCCTGAAGCATATCTACCCATTAATAAGATCCTCCAACTAAACCTATTTTAGGAACAAAATGAGAGCTTACATTTTCTCTGTTAGTATCCGCTGCTCTTTTAAATTCTTCTTCATATACTTGTTTTAAAATACCAATTCTATCAGGTGCATATTTCATAGATATATAATAAGCCAGTCCTGCAGTTAAACATGGTAAAAAAGAAAAAGGTATTTCATTATTATTGGTGTAATCACCAGAGTCTTTCATTCTTAACATTGCATAATAAACTACTGTATAAGCAGCATCAGCTGCCGGATATAAATATAGTTTAGGATTAATTGTTTTTTCAAAATAAAATTGAGTAGGTCTTCCACCAGAAGTTTTAACAGTATAATTTAAATATGTTGATCTACTGATAGGTGAACAAGAATATTCATTATTACTTGAATCACGAATTACTAAATCTGTTATTTCTACAATTTGAGAAGCATCAGAAGCTGCTGCACCATACAAAGCTGTACCACTTAATTCAGTAGTGTTAGCAGCAAGAGCTGCGGTTTGTTTTTGTATTGTCCAAAGATTAAGTCCTCTATTAGACCATTCAGCTAAAAGAAGATTTAAAGAACGACGAGCGGTTTTAAGTTGGTACCCAGTACGATCTTGTAAACCGCATCGTTCAAAAGCTTCTTCAACTATTTCATCTATAGAAAAATCAAAGTTTGCTGTGCTAGCATAGGTTGGCATTATTTATTAATCTTGCCTTTTTTACGAGCCTTACTACCAAACTTACCATAAGATTCATTAGCACTTGCACGTAATTGTTTTTTAGTTCTTTTCTTTTTTACACGCATTGCAATTGATTCATCTTTACGATCTTTGTATCCTTGTTTTTTCTTGCCAGATTTTTTCTTAACTCTTCCACCTTTTTTCATTCCATCAAGAATAGTAGTAGGAGTACGTTTACCTTTTTCACCAACACCATAACCTCTAGAATACATTGTAGTTCCACCATCTTTCATATTGACAGCTTCGCCCATTGCCATTCTTTTGTGTTGATTAATTCCACCTTTAGCCATTTTTTTAATTGGACCTCCAGCTCTTTTTTTAACTGGTCCTCCACCTCTCATTCTTGCAGTTTTTTTGACAGTGCCTCCACCCATCATCTTAGCAGTTTTCTTTTTACCCATCATGATAGACCTCCATTGATCTTTTTGTATTTATCTTCTCTAGATACTACGACGTCTCGATAATATCCTTTAGGCCATTGACTATAATAACCTTGTTTGTGCAATTTATCAGAAGCTTCCTGTAATTGCGAGAACTTTTGTACCAGCATCATAGAATATTTATGTTCAGGGTAAGTGTCATCTTCTAGTAATTCCTCAGATGGAGAAACGAGAAACTGCTGTTCCTCTATGGTTGCTGGATTAGAAGGGTGAAAACTCATAAAATATATGTCTTTTCTATTATACCATTCATTGTAATCTTCTGTGGCTAAATGAAGTTCGTCCGGAGAATAACTGTAATAAGGATCACAAAATATTAATATTTCTTTTTTAGTAAAATCAAGATTTTTAAGACAGTCATTTAATTCTTTTTTATAGGTGCTGTGTTTAGTTTTAACAGCAATCCAAACCTTATCATCTGTCCATGCTTTCCGTGCAAAAGGACAAGCGGGTAATCCTCCTAAATGTACATTAGATACTTCTAAATAATTTTTAGACCAAAGTCTAACGTCTTCTATTATCTGTTGCCTTGTCGGTTGTATTTTTTCCAATTCAATCTCTTATGTTTATTTTTTGGTCTTGAACGAGATGAATTACCTATGCTCGTTCTTTTTTTAACTGGTGTAAAATATTCGTTGCTTGGAAGTTTTGTAGCCATAATCTATAAATACGTTATAGCGCCTGCTATCCAAAGAGCACCAAATATTACGTACACTATTGTTACTGGTTCCATTAATATTTATCTTCTATTATTTTATATATCTTTAAGTTACCTTCTGCATCTGGTCTAAGTTCTGCTTTAACTTGTCCACATTCATAACGAATAACATTTGCTCTTCCTTGTGAT